AAATCAAGCACAGTTGTTTCTTAATAATGAAGCTTGGGATGCTATTAATAAGAGATATAAAGAGTTATTAGTAAAAACTGGCGATACAACTGCTAAAGATTTTGAAACTAGAATTGATAACATTGTAAAAACATTTGAAAGTAAACCTATTGATCCAAAGATATTTAAAGATGAAGAAGGTGGTATTACTGATGGTTTAGATACTGCAAAAGAAAAACTTAATCAATTCTTAGAAGGTGCAAAACAAGGGTTTGATAAATACAAAGAAGGTTTAGAAGATGTAGCAGGGGCTATGTCAAAAACTGTTGGTAATGCCTTCAAAAAACTAGAAGATACCTTAGTTAATTTTGTACAGACAGGTAAATTTGCATTTAAGGACTTGGCAAGATCTATTATTGCTGACTTAACTCGTATTGCAGTACGACAAGCAATTATGAAACCACTTTCAGGATTTTTAGGTAATTTAAATTTTAGCAAAAATGAAAAAGGTAATGTTTATGCTGCTAATGGTATTCAGAAATTTGCCAGAGGGGGCATTGTAGATAAACCCACCGTTTTTCCTTTTAAGAATGGAATTGGTTTGATGGGCGAAGCGGGAGCGGAAAGTATCATGCCCCTAAAACGTGGTAAGGACGGAAAACTTGGGGTTATAGCTCATGGTGGTGGTTCTACTGTTGTTAATGTTTCTGTTGATGCTTCTGGTTCTTCTGTTCAAGGAGATGAAGAACAATCAAAACAATTTGGTCAGGCGTTAGCTGCTGCAATTCAAGCACAAATAATAGATCAAAAACGTCCTGGAGGTCTTCTTAGTTCTTAATTATGGCTACTTTTACATACACTCCTAGTTTTCCTGCTTCTCAAATAAGTAAGCCGAGAGTAAATACTACTCAATTTGGGGATGGTTATCGTCAATCTGTTTCTTATGGCCTGAATCCAGATTTAAAAGCTTGGAATTTAGTTTTTTCTAATCGTAATGATACCGAAAGAAATAATATTATTGCCTTTTTAGAAGCAAGAAAAGGTAGTGAATCTTTTGATTGGACTGATCCTTTTGGTAATGCTCTTAAATGGACTTGTGCAGAATGGAATGCAGATTTTACTTCTTCTAATAAAAACTCAATAAGAGCTACTTTTGTTCAAATAGCAGAACCTTAAATGGCAATACCAGTATCAGAACTACAAAAAGCTTCTCCTAGTTCTTTAATTGAATTATTTACCTTGTCTTTAAATGCTACTTTACATGGATCATCTACTGTTTATAGATTTCATAGTGGTGCAAATCTAAACGCTAATGGAGAAGTTGTTTGGGCTGGTAACTCATATTTAAGATTTCCTATTGATTGTACAGGATTTGAGTTTGGATCTACAGGTAGTCTCCCTAGACCAAAAATATCAATAAGTAATATCTTCGGAACGATTACATCCATAATGCAGAATGTTAA